ATGTTAGTTTTGTCGTTTTTTAATATGACGTCATAAGCATCTCTTTGCCAACGCCTTGGTTCAAATTCGGCAGCATCAGTCGTCGGGGGTACCTTATTGCTATTTCGTTTCAAATTTTGGTTCGCGATAGCCTGCACGTCCTCGCCAACGTCTATGATTTCTTTTTCCCAATTTGGCAAATGAAGATTTGTGAGATAATGAAACTTTGCATGCGACGTTGTTATCAATTTACACCTTTCTAGGCCGTACAGATGCATGGCCATCTCTGTATGCGAGAGCATGTCAGAAGTTATTCGGGTACCGTTAAAGAACTTCATTTGAAAAATTACTTTTTTGAAAAGATCGTATGCGTCCCCGCCAATGTCTATAGTATATTTTTTGTTGATAGGATCGACATACTCTGAAAATTTTTGCATTCCTAACTTTTTCAAAAATATTCCCAAGAACCACTCTGGCAAATCCTCGTGTCTTATCAATTTAAGTCTAACACAGCAGAAAATTTCGTAATATTGTGCACCTATCTCTTGGTTTGTTTTATGGGTAAAATCATAACAGTCAAGTTGTTCTTCGTAATGTAGTAGTGATTTAGCTAAATAATCGCGATAGTTATTTTTCTCAATCAATGCTGAGAGACTTTCGTCTGCTTGGTTGTCAACATTGACTAAGTCACCGTCTGGGCCGTCGTCAACAAGATTTTCTTCCATGGCCATGGAGGGTTCTTCTTGGTGCTCCCAGTCCATCGGTTCCGCTTCGATAACGTCGAGGTTCTCTTCTTCTTCAAGCGCGTCGTAGAGCGCGTCGTAGGCGACGTCGGCGTCTTCGCGACGACGACGCTTTAAATTTTGATCTGGCGGTTCCGACGGCGCCACCCGCTTCGTCTGGGCCTCCGGGATCACGAAAGACTCCGGTAATGCTTGTTCCATAATTTCAAACGACTTTTTAAAAGCTGTTTAAGGTTAGGTTTTCCAACCTAGGTTAAGACTAGTAGGTTTTTTAAATCTCCAAGTTTAAACTCAGCACAATGTATACCGTTGAAGTGGAAACCCCTGAGATGACAGTCGTTGTTGCCGACAGAACCTTTGCGGAGGCCTTCTATCGCTCAGCCACGATGATTCATCGCCTCGCGTGGTGTATTAAGGTGATCATGCTTAAAGGCCAGAGTGTCGGTGACGACGACGACGACGAGGGAGAACTCCGCTTAGAACTTGATGTTGGGGCTGGGGTAAAGGTACAAATGGCCGTTGAGCTTGGTTTAAGCTTTCATGGGAAGACGGACGCCATGTATCGTTCGGCGATCGACGTCTTGTCCAACAAGGATTGGGGAAACCTCGATTCAAAATTTAACCCGCAAATAACACGCAGTCAAATAAAAAGAATCGAAGACAGAGTTCGAGATATAGAATTACGGGGCGAATTAAACGCCAATTGGCGAGAGAGTTTCTTTGACCACGTGTGTGCCATGCAATGTGCTCCAAAGGCAACAATTTATGATTTTTACAACAAAAAAAAAGAGTGTTTACATCAGTTGAAGAGACAACCCATGTTACCCGGAACGGCCCCGCACAAACATCCGATTTACAACGGTATTCTTAAAGATATTATGGTTGATTTTAAACATATCATTTCAAAGCCTGAAACGCTTTTTAAGGTCTCATCGCTGCACCCGTTATATTTACATTTGCAAACTAAATTCTCTAACGACGAAGATGACACGAGCGAGACCGACTCAATTAAGAGCGAGTCCGAGTGTGACGACACGGTGTCTAGAGACGCATCTGAGAAGCTTTCAAAAACTAGACTTTGTGTTTTAAAAAAAACCCACGCGTTTACACGAACTACTTCTTCCAAGCGAGCACGCGTTTTATGATCGGCTCGGACATGCTGTAGAGGCCGCGCATTTCCGAATTGATTCCCGTAGAGGTTTCCATGAGATTTTGTAATAGAGATTTGCTGCATACGCCCATTAGTCTAAATGTAAGAGCGAGGTTTTCTTTATATTTTTCGTCAAACTCCCATTTTTCTAGAGACATAATTGGCTCAAAATGGTCAATGCCCGCGAGATGCGCAATGAGAAGCGTGGGGGCGTTTTTATCGTGAATAATCTCGTAAATTTCACCGTCGTTTCGCGACGAAACGAGAATTATGTTAAATTTATACGTTTTTGTAAGAAACGAGTAGATAAAGTCGTCTGCGTATGTGTGGTAGGTAGAGACTTCAGCGTAAGAAGGGGCAAACGAAGATACTTCCTTTGAGAGGTTTTTTATAAATCTATTCCAGCGAGATTCCTTCATAAGGACTGTTCTAAATTGCTTACCAAAAGATTGTCTCTGTGGAATTTCTTTTAGTTGAACATTTGCGACGTTTAACCCAAGGGCGATGCTGTGAAACAGACAAGACCCGTCCCCGTGGGTTGGTATTCGAACATACTTCCTATTAAACAGAGGGTGGTTAAGTACAACACAATCTAAGAAGGCCAAAGGAGAATCCGAATTCATTGCGTCGGTAATTATTATCGTTTTTAATTTAATTTGAAAGAATGAATTCGTGGTGGTTATTCGGTCTTTTTGTCGAGGTCAACTCTTTGAAACCTTCCTGGTTTTTTAACACAATTTGTACAACGCAGCAAGAGGTCTTGGAACAAGCAGCGAATGTATTTGATCCAAATAAACGTGGAAACTTAGATTATTTCAATCGAAAGGGATTTAGGATCTCGTATGAAGACCAAAGCTTTCTTGAGTTACAATCACTAAATGAACTTGCTTACGTCACATCAATTCGAAGGATTGAACCCTTTGGTGCTATTTCTTTCTATTGCTTTGTTGCTTCTTCTGCTACAACAAATGAGGTGGAAGTAGCGTCTAGAGTTGAGCATTTAGCCACATTAAAATTAAAAAAATGCAGATTTAAAAAGATAAAACTAGAACACAAGCCAGAAGTTGTCATGAGAGAGTGGTTATCAAAATTTAATTAGGCAGGGGGCGCGTGGGGGATTGGGCGGGTAAGGGTAGTTTATTTAAGCGTCATGATACAGTGTGTGGCGCTGAGCTCTTGCGAAAGCAACTTGAATGCTCCGGGAATCGTAACAAATCTTGCGTCGTGTGCTTTGCAATTTCTGCAGTACGCGCTCCGGCCAATAATTCCTTGAGCAAAGTTTTTTGAATGGGGCGGTTCGCAAATGAAATTACATTTGTTGCAAATGTAAACTTCTGTCTTGTCTGAACAATCAAGCAGTCTGTCTTGAATGATTGCTGAAACACCGTGGCTGATGAACGCGTCGCGCTCCATTTCGCCGCATCTCAGGCCGCCGTTTCTAGCTCTTCCATCCATGGGTTGATTGTGGAGTATATGTCTTGGTCCAGTTGCGCGACTGTTTATCTTGTCGTCTACCATGTGACGCAACCGTTGATAAGAAACCAGTCCCATCATAAGTTTGGTAGTAATAATTTGACCTGTTGTCCCGTTCACAAACGTTTCGGTTCCTCCCCGAGAAAATCCGTGGGCTTCTAGAATGTCCATAAATGTGTTTATGTTAATTTGTCTGAACGGAGTAGCGTTGCAAAAGCAACCTTTGAGAGCACAAGCTTTTCCCGCGAGTATTTCAATAAGCATTCCAATGGTCATTCTAGAAACAAATCCATTTGGGTTGATAACAATGTCTGGAGTCATGCCCGTTTGCATAGAAAAAGGCAAATCTTCCGGGGGCACGAGTAAGCCGACGGTTCCTTTTTGGGCATGTCGAGACGCAAATTTATCCCCCACTTTGGGAATCCGCGTTGTTGAAATTTGTACCTTGACTTGAGGTTTTCCTTCTCTTCCAATCGTTGAAATCACACCCGTGACCGTGCCATAATCTTTTGCAATTGTAGATCTGTCTCTTTTTATCGGTACATATTTGTTATCCGGACCAAGTTCCATGGATTGAGCTTCTTTTCCAATAATTACGTCCCCCGGCTTTACGCGAGAGCCAAGTTGGGGAAACCCATCTTGGTCTAATAAATCATAATTAGTAAGTTTCATATTTGCAGCTCCAGAAACCTTTGTGAAAACCTCGTCGTCGTTCCCTCTTTGATTAAGTTCGTCGCTTATTGTTTTTTTTACTTCGATGCGGGCAAAACCTCTCTCTACGCTTGCCTTGTTTAAAAGAATACTATCTTCTTGATTGTAACCGTTTAGAGATGCAATTAATAAAACAGCTTCGGTTGTCGTGGGATATTCATCTTGTCCAATCATGCGTTCAAAATCGGTAGAGCACAGAGCGCGTTGGGGGTACCACAACGACATGCAATTTGAGTCAATTCGATGCTTATAATTTGGCGTTTGAGCTCCAATAGCTTGTTTTCCCATTGATGCTTGATAAATCACACGCGGCGATTGATTATGATTTGCGAACGGAATAAGATTGGCGCTGACGCCCATAGTGGCTAACCTGACATCAAGTTCCACGTGGGTGTATTTACCTGGGTTAGCCCAAAAATCTTCGTATGTAGTTGCGCACACGACGTGTGCACTTTGCTCTTCCGTGTCAACGTATTCCAGATATCCCCGCTTTAAACATTGCGAAAACGACCCGACTGCAAGAGTTGGTGTTTCAAGAATAGATTGCAAAAAAGTAAACATCTCTTGGACTTTGGAAGCTCGGACAATTGGTCGCATGCATACCCCGTTATCTCCATTAATTGAAATCGAAGTTCCTTTGTTGTGAATAATTGATACGTCAAACGGAAGAATACCAGAAACCCTCGCTTCTCGTAAAGCTTCAAGGGTATGCTCTGCGTCATCCAAGATCACACCATAGATTGCCCCATTTATAATAATAAGCTCCTTTCTGTTCATCCATACTTCTTCAATCCCATGTGTCTGCACGTTTGCGTTGACTAAATTTAAGCAAGCGGCCAGATCAGCGGTTTCGTATCCCTGTCGCACGTGAGTAAGCATACAAAAGTTAAGCACCAGTCCGCATCCCCCACCCTCTGGAGTTTCAACGCAACAAATATTTCCCCAATCTGATAAATGAATGAGTCTTGGAGTAGATGTTTTTCCGTCTCGATTTACTGGGCAATTGACTCTATTGAGAGCAGCTATTGTAGCCGCTTTAGAAATTTTGCTCAATGGTGCACAAACCCCGGTTGTTGCAGAAGCTGAAACACGTGGGACGACCGACCATGCCCCGGTTGCAAAATGAAATCGAATGGTTGTTTCAATTTTTCGACTGTTAATAAATCCATCAATTACACGAATATTGACCATCGACTGCGTAGAATTGAGATCAAGTGCTTTGTACAATGATAATCTCATTGTCTTTTGTAAATTTCTAAGTAATTGACGAACTAAAATTGCAATCAAAGCGCCGGTTGTGTCCACTTTTTTAAAGCGCCAGTTGTCCCGGTCGTCTTCAACGTTTTCTTTTACAGCCTTCATTGTTTCTGAATAAATGAATGCTGCAATTGCCCTGGCCGTCATGATGCTTGCAAATATGCGTTTCTTTTCAAGTGTCAATGAGTCCAAGCCGCATCCAAGATGTGGCAAAATGTCGTTGCTAATCATGTGTTGGATAACGTGTCTTCTTTTTTCTGGAGTCTTTTCTTTTGTGCCGTCCGTACCAACCCACAAAATCAAATCTTCAAGATTGTGTTCATTTTTTTCAAAGGCAATAGAGTCTCGAATACAACTCAAGACCTGATTTTGACACTGCACATTTTCGCTCAACACAGCTTTTTTAATCATTTCTTCAACTTTTGATGTTGCGCTTGTGTTTGAATCTCCTTCCACACCCAAAAATCGAAAGAGAACAACAATAGGGAGTTCAAGTGTTAAGAAGGGAAACGTAGCACTTACAAAGCATCGCCCTTGCAAGTCAAGAACTGACATTTTTGCCGATAACGCAGAAGACTTGGCTGTTTTAGGACCAGCTTGGATGCGAATTGAACTCGTAGCTTTCCAAGCGTTATCGTTACTTGATCTTACCTCAGCGTAAAATGTTCTGCTTCCAGACAAATGCTTAAAGACATGAATGAAATTGTGCCGCAATTTTATTTGCGCCTGAATTGTTTTTTCCATGCCGTTAATGATAAAGTGTCCACATAAATCATCATTCACGGTTGTGGGAGGTGTTTTGTACAACCAGCAATATCGGCTCCGGACCATGCACGGTATTTTCATCAAAGGAACCTCCAAAAAATTGTATTCTTTTTTGCAAATCCAATCGTCTGCGTTTGCTTCCCTTGACTCAGCGGAACTTGTAGCATTTAGTTCATAGCACTTTTGATTTATATCCACGAAAACACCGGTTTGGTATGTTAGGCGTCTTTTTATGCATTCGTTTGGTAAGATCGCTCGTTGTTTACCATCAGATTCTCTTTGATACATTTTCATTATTGTCACATTTCTAAGGGTAACTACGATTCGGGACCGCGCACACTTGACGTCGAGTGGATCCATGTTGTTAATTATGCTTTTAAGCGTCACATCCATGAAGTGCTCGTAACTTTCTATTTGTTGACGACAAAAGCCGTGTTGATTGAAGTAGTCTTGTACAAATACAAATATGTCATCAGGGTTCCGCGTTGAAGCCATTTCCACATCCATCATGTCCATGTCCAAATAATTAGGTTAGGTTAGGTAGGTTAGGTTAGGTTAGGTTATTAGGTTAGGTTAGGTTATTAGGTTAGATTCAAATTAAAATGGGTTTTAAAACTAAATTACTTTTGGCTCTTATTGTGCCTCCTCACGCCGTTGGGTTGCTCTGTAGAGCCCCCGTGTGTTCTCCGAAACCAACTAAGCTGTTTTCAAACAACCAAGACGACGACGATAAAACATCTGGAGACAAAAAAAAGATAGATGTCGTAAAATCAGTCGGGGAGTTCATGGGTTACCCCGAAGAGCAGAAGTGGAAGGGGACTCGTATCTTATTGTACTCTATCGTTGGTGGGATGCTCGTGTCCGAACTCGTGCACGAAGCTACGAGAGGCCCCGAGCTGGTCGACTGGTTTAACTAGTAAATAGTAATTAGTATCCATATTTAGGGGTTTTGTCGCGTGGGAGGTAATCTTCCTGCGCCTCAGAACCTCCCATGAGCCTGTTGGTGTCCGCTACGCTGCGGATCCGAGCAACGCTATCTTCGACGTCTTGAAGCGATTGATTGAGGGATTTACCCTTAACGCCGGGGTAAGATAGCTCTGGCGATACGTGACCAAAAGCCTGCCGAAGTCTTTCAGCTTCGACCTGATCTTCTTCCTTGTGAGATTTGGATAGTTTCCTAATTCTTTTGTGCGCGGCCATCGCACTAGCTTTGTATTCCGGCACAATGGTGTTCAAATACCAGTCAACAAGTTTGTTTTCCTTGACAGCCTTGTCTGGTACTGAAACTTGATCACCTTCGAATCCCTGCAGGGCCATAACTTCGTTGTAAATAGCTCTCGGGTAACATTTTTTAGCGGCATCGACCTTGGGCCTGCGCGGGTCGGAGCCCCACTGACAATTGTATTTCGGGGTGAACTTTCCGCCCATTGGCGAATTCTTTGTGTTATTTCCCGAGCAATCTGCCTCGGTTGTCAAAGGCGCACATTGATAAGCTTCTTGGATCATTTCGTCGGGCGAATCGGAAGAGTCAAACGCGAATTCGCCTGCCGATGCTCTTGGAAGCACTTCATTAACGTACTCTTTTACACCCGGGTAGACGGTTACTCCACCAATTTTGTAACCGGGGACCCTTTCGTCGAGAGCAGACGCGCAAAATCCAACTTTGTCTGCACGGGCGGGTTTTGTTTCCATCTCAAAACCACGAATCCAGCGGTTTTTAGTCTTTTCCCAATTCCACGGACCCTTAGTGGGGTCCATCATTAATTCGGCGTTTGGATGTTGAGGACTTCCCAAAGCTTCTTGCCATCTATGTTCAGAGGAGGGGTCGCATCCCATTGACCCTCTTGATGGCTTTGTTCTTGACTGCCACGTTCCCAAAGTTTTGTCGAGGTGAAGCTGCGTTAACTCTTCAAGCTTACCCCGGGGAATAGCAGATGGATCCGTTCGTCTCGCTAGTGTTCTACTGAGCTGGGTTTTTTGTACAGCAACCTTACCCATTAGCTCAAGAACCGCGTTTTCCGCCAAGTCGGCGCTCTTCTCAAATTCAACTATTTTTCTAATAATTCTCGGATCATTCACTACACAAAGGCCATCGGGGGTGGCCACGGGTTCTCTAGAACCATCTTCATCCACAACAGGGAAGAATTTGAGAAACTCGTCTTCTTTACCGGCTGCTTTAAACTTGTCGTATAGATCTCTGGCTTCTCTAGCTTTCATAGACCACCAATTTTGCAACTCGCCTGTTTTTGGGTTGACTGGTAGCGCATTGCAGCTTTGACTAATTCTTGATCCGGTTAGGTCCTTTACGCGTGTCATTTCTCTGTCCAAAACACTAGCAGACGAATTCTTATGCTTCTGTAGGTCATCCGCAGCTTTAATTGCCAAAGCGACGTCGGTGACGCTGATGTTTACATCGTCGTCGGCACCGCCGGCAAGCTTCCTGGTTTTCTTGATTTTAGTACCCCCGGAAAGCTTGGTCTTCCTAGGCATATTATCAATGTGTTCTGTTGTTAAACAAAAACAAAAAAATAGTGATGTATTTTTCAAATTGACGAAAGCGATGATTTAAGGAATATATGACCCTACTTTAATTGATTTATTGCCAATACTTTTTACGTCATAGTTTCTGACTGTTATCTTCTTGGAGTCCACTAGGAGTTTCCTGAAAACGGAATAAAGCTTATCTACGTAAGCCATCCTTCCAGGTCTTCGTTTAATATTAGGATCTTCAGTATTCTGGAGTGTAACAATGTGCTGTCTAATTGCGTCCTTTGACGCAACTGCATCAACCATTTGAAACAATGCAGGATTACTATTTGTCTGGTTTTCACGAGAATCAATAATTAATTGTGAAAGGACCGCATGCATTTGGACGCCCCGTATTTGTCTCGGTGAGAGTGGTTTGTTGCCGTTTAATTTTTTAGCCAATTCTTTTTGTTGGGCAGGGCTCATTGTTAGGACTCCATCTTGAAAATCTCCAAGCGCGTTATCCCTAACAAGTTTAGCGTAAGCATAGATGGCATAATGCGAAGGTTGTGCTTGATCATAGCTCATGCCTTCAAATCCCCCATAATTACCGTTTTCGTCTTCTGCAACGAGTACCTTTGGACAAGACGACCCAATCTGATCGAAAGAAGAATTGAGAAATGTAATCTTGTTATTCCCCAAGGACAAGTTATCCTGGTCATCTCTACCCGGATATAAGTCCACCAGAACTCTCCGTTTTGTTGCTTGCTTTGACTCATCCGCTGATTTACCGGCAGAGATAGTACCAGTTGGTATGGCTTGAGTCAAATGAAAGACATCCCCATTCTTTTTAAACGAGCATTTCTGAGAAGGAACATCTGAAATAACTGGTTTGGGGTCAATCAGAGAGTTTGTGTTCTCTTTTTTATCTTGGTAGTTGTTAATTACGCGAGCTACGCTGTGGCTCAGTGCGTCGTCGGGTTTATCATCGTAATCAAATCTCTGAGTGTTGGGATCTTGCTTTGTATCAGTCTTTATAGACACTGGTGTGGTCAAGTTGTCGTTGTCAAAGAACAAGTTCACAAGCATATCAGTGATAAACAATTTGATATCCAAGACCTGATCACTCTTTGTGTTAAATTTAATTACTCTTCCCGTAACCTTTTCCATGAAACTTTGGAACTTGTTGTACTTTTCAGTGTTGCTTTCTTGTAGCGACGCAGCAGCTAATTGTTTGATCATCTTTGTCCAGAGCCCCGAAACAAACATGTCTGGGTTCTCTTTAGTTAAGACACCATCCTTATCGACATCATTTTCCTCCGAAACCCTTCTAAAGATTGACATGTAACCAACCCGAACGTCTTTCTTTACTGGAGGATATAGACCAACGGAAGGATATTTGTCGTAGGCGAGTACCGGGTTCGCAAATGTGTCTTTAATTCCTCTGTTAAAACCCGCCCTCCCAGTTTCTGCTTGAGCAATCTGCAGGAAAGGTAATAGTCCTTCTTGAAAAGACACGGCTTCGACAGCCTCTCCGTCGCTGCTATTTTTAGAAGAAATGACAATTGATCCAATGTCAACTTCGGGGACAAATATATCTTCCTGGCTCCCGTCGCTGACCACCGCATCTACAAGGGATTGGGTTGCTGCCTTTAGTTTAGAGAGTCCGCGGTTAACCAAACCCTTGGTCTTGAGTTTTTGTTTTTCGGGGTCTTGGGTTTTTCGGCTTTCTAGACGCTGTTTGATTTTGTCAGCAAAGCTTTCATTTAGTCTTTGGTTTAATACGTTCCCTTGGCCAAGGCTATCCTCGTAAAACAACATTTTGTATGCACCCGTACCTTTAGCCGCAGAATCTTCACGAACCAATCCCAAGCGCAAAACAGCCTTTCGCGTCCAATTTTTATCCCCGGTCATCCCTTCGAGGTCTTGGCAGAGCTCAAGAAGTCCGTTTTCCCCCAATGCGTGTATTCTGGAAGGAAGGTAAGCGGCTAACAAACACGCAATAAACAGTTCTCTGTCACTTTCTTTTGTTCCGTCACTCAAACCCTTATCCGTGTCGATGGGAATGCACTGGTCAAGAATTGTTGTAGCGCCCTTCTTTTGGGCTTTGGCGTGTAAGTAAAGGGAGAGTATCGAGGGCATAAACGACGCACTATCTAGAGTGGAATCGTTTGCTTGAATTTCTAAATCTCGAATAGCTCGATTATTGGCCAACTTCGGAATCCCTACCAGGTAATTTGCGTAGTAGTTGTTGTACGATCCACCCAACCCTAACCTATCTAAAGCTGTTTGAACAGACTTGGGATAATCTGTTGGGTTGGCCAGAGTCAGATTCAAAGTTGGTTGCGAGACTCTGATGGCAGCTGCACTTGCATTAAATTTGCTGTTTCTGTAAGCTCTAAGTCGACTGTTTGTCATCTCAGTTATGAGTCTTAGAGTTTGGTAGTACTGGTGTCCACCTTTCATTCCTCTTATCTCTGGATCGTCCTGAGCAAGTTTCTCAAACGAACTAGCTGCCTTCAATAGTTTCTTGACGTCTCCTTCGTCTCGTAGCTCGTGTGCGTACATAATTTTTGCATACTTTGCCATGATTGTGTCATAGGCTCTGTTGGGATGATTGCCTAGCATTTCCGCCAACATACCCGTCAATACGACACACCCAGTGTTTGAAACAAGATTGTTTTCAATCAGAGGAACAATGGAATCATACATGCCTTTTGAATCGAGGAATGTTACATATGGCGCAGCCCCAATGCTTTTAGCTGTTTCCTTCGAAAGAACCACGTAGTGTTGCACAGGAACCCTTTCGTTTGAGTCGGGAAAAGCCATACGAGAATTCATCGATTGCCTTTTAACTACTTTATTCTTGCTTGGAAGTTGGTAGTAGAGAGGAGACGTTGAACTATCTGAAAATATAGAAGCAAGGTTACACTGGGGAGTTGTTTTGGTTGACACCACCGCTCTGATAATTTGGTCTTCGTAAGCAAGAATTTGTAAAACCTCGTCGTTGCTGAACAGGACCTCATCTCCATGCATGGCAAACATGGTTTTTGCAAGGGCATCATATAAAGCCATTTTTAAGTCATAAAAGGCTGTGTTGTTTTGCACAGAGTACCAGAACTGCTTTGCGTTTTGGTATCCAGGCTTACCTTCTTCAAATAGAGGTGTTCCTCTTTCTTGCAATCTGCGTTCATAAGTTTTCTTTCCTGAAACACCTTCTCTCTTTTCAATAGCAATTCTGGCTTTTGTCAATTCTTTCATTGCATTTTTCATGCTAGCTTTTAGAATATCAGAACTGTTACCTCTCTGATTGCGTGCTAAAATCTGTTCTCTAGCTTTATTAGTAACAATGAGCCACACTCGATGCAGACTGGGTTTAATTTTGAACGTTCCCTTTACTGGTTTCGTGACGTCTACAAAGGTCTTGTCTTCAGCCATAATTCTTTCATACTCTGCAGATCTGTCAAGACCAATAGCGCTGCCTCCGTCCAGGCCAGCTTTTTGTATTTTGTCTATTACAGATTCCTGGGTAGCATACGGATCCCACATTTGTTCTTTAATTAATTTGTCTTCAACAAGAGCTTTGGCGTAAACTTTAGCATTTGAACTTGAAGCGTGGGCTCTTTGAAATGGAAGAAGTTCCTTTGGTAAACATTTGAATTCATCAATGCTGTTAATTTGTTCCACAAAGTTGTTAAACTCCTTACTTTTAATGGGATCAACTGTGATTGCTACAATTTCATCGTCATTAACAACAGGAATTTCATAAGGATCAATAAATCCTTTTGTAACTTTATTATCATACTTTGCCTTAACTTCCTTTTCTATCTTATTTTGGACACCAAATAAGTCCTTTTCATAGTCGATTGGAACAGGAGCAACTGATTTTCCACTTAGGAAAAGGTTCTTGGTAGGTTTCAAATCTTCAGCCCACACGCACGAAGCAGTTCCCGTCGCGAGTTCTCGTTTGCGGTCACACTGTGAAGCATTTTGCGCAGTTTGGCATTCCCCAAGAGGAATGTTTTGTTTTCCCCCCCAACCGAATTCGGCTTGACCGTTGTTAAGCTTGAACTTTCTAACTTGTTCGTTCACTTGAACCTTTGGATCTTTTATGAATTCACCGCTAATTTTTCTCATGTTTGCAACGTCTAAATCAAAGTCTGATTTACTATTAATGTAGTTTGTTGACGATGTTGCTGATCCAGATGTTTCGTACCTTTCAATGGCCTTTCTGAAAGCAGATTGCATTGTTACAAGTTTCTTTAAAATTGCTTTGTGACGATTAACCGCTGTTTCGAAACGCTTCTCTGCAATCGAATCTAGCACTAGCTTGGGATGGGAGATTTCTTCTTTGGTTAGACATATCTTCTGTGTCCCCGATTTGACATCCACTTCGATAACCCCAGTCGGTACGTAATGACCCGGGGGGCAATCTACGCCTTCTGTACATCCCTTCAACCGTTTGTCAAAATCTTCACATTTCTCAACATGAATTACATCCTGGGGATGGTTGGAGGTCTTAAATTCACTTTCTCTTTTAGCAAGCTGTTTTAATTTTTTTAACTGTTGCAGAACCTGTTCTTCGGTTTTCTGCATTACGTCTCTAAGCGTCCCCTTGTCAATAGCAATACCCTCGGTTCCAACACCACCTTTTAGTGCATCCAGCATTTGCCGGATGTTATCAAGCTCCTTGTGTGCCATGAGTCCTTTATCCATAATGTGTGTTATTATGAAACAATATATTTTTTTTACAATTTTGTTGCGTTAGTATAAGAAAACATGTCCAGTTCTCTCGAAGTTACCACCAGATTAGCTCTTGGTGGTTTGATTGGAACTACGGTTATAACAGTGATTGGAGCACTACAAAGCGAAGACAGTACATTCTATGAAAACAAACGCGTTGCCCTTACGATTGAATCCGCGGTGAATATTATTGCCAGTTACATGTATATGGGGATTGGGCCTCTTCTCAACAATGGTAACATTGATAAAGCAAACGATCTTCGTTATTTAGATTGGTACCTTACATGCCCCCTGCTAATAGTTTCCTTCATTTACTATTTAAGGAGTCGTGACAGCGAAGAATGCGACGACACGGAAAAGCAGTGCGATTTCCCCTGGGTTACGGCCTTGGTGGCAATTACTTCGACTCTCATCATGTTAACGTTTGGGATGGCTGGAAGAACTAGAGGCAGCGCAAACAAATTCTCGTGGCTTGCGATGATGGGATTTGTTGCATTCGGCGGTTTAGCGACTTCCCTTTATGTAAGATACCCGCATCAACTCGGCGCAATTTCTATCTTCCTCACCGTTTGGCTTCTCTACGGAATTGTTTACTTCCTTCCTCTAAACAAAACGGTGAACCGAGAAGCGGCCTACAATGTTTTGGATGTCATCAGCAAATCTGGTTTCGGAGTGTTCTTATTCTTTGCGATGAATGGTTAAGTTACCAACTTTGTTTTTTTTTTGTTTCTTTGTACAAAATGAAGACGTTGAGTGTGTTTTTCATCGGAATTCTGGGACTAGTAATAGTTTTCTTGATATATAGGGCTATGTACCCAGAGACGCTCTTTCCAGAAGACGAAGAACATCACACGAGTACAAATCCTTTTGCTCCAAATGTGATTGTTGTCTTTTCAGCGGCAAGAGCTAGGGAAATAACCGACGTCGCAAAGCAAATCATTGAATCGGCGCGCAACAAATCAAGAATAGTTGTTGCTGTAGCGCACATAGTTTACGATGGCATTCGCGACACAAGCGTTTTGTCGGAGATACAAGCACAAAAGATAGAAAACATTCTTCCACACATGAGAGTCACGGTTGTAAAATCAACGTTACATAAGGGGTCTTCAATTATAAAAGGCTACAAACGATGTCTTGAAGAGCTTGCCGTCGATGAAAGATATTGCGTCTTGACGCATGCAAAGTCAAAGTTTCCGCAGAATTGGGACTTGGACGCAATCAAATATTTTGAAAAAAATAAAAATCCAATGCAACTTTGCTTGACCACACCCGAAGTTGGTCATTTCTCGACGTGTAACGGATCTATCCGTGGAGTTCCGCATTTTACGATGCGAAAGTACACCATTAACATAGACTCACAAGCCTTGTTTCCTACAATATCAGCATCCCCATTCTTCACTTTGTGTCACACGGCGCAAGCCAAGGCCGCACTCGCAACTCTACCGCTTGAAGTCGAAACACCCGAGTGGACAGCCGAAAGCATCCTTTCAAGCGCTTTATATGACAGGGGGCTTAATTTTGTTAATCCAATTGCTTTTGGTACTACAAAATACCAAAAAATTGATTACGAAAAAGAGAAGTGGAGTCCCGAATCATTGGAAAAAATACTTTCCAATGCTTGGATTTCCCAGCAACTTGACATTACTCAAAAAGATGTTGTTCCGGGCAAAGCCCGGCTCGGTCTTTCTTCCCACGCCGACGACGCGGAGCGAAGGGCAAAGTGGGGTGACAGCACAGAACAAGATATCGCCGAATATATAGCTTGTGGTGGCGTCGAAGCCTTGGATTAATCTCTTGGTGAAGGCGTCCAGCCATAACGACCTTTGTGCGTCGTGCCCGTCAAGTCGTTTATGTACTTGGAATATCCCTTTTTGTTGTTGTCTATGTCAAGTCGTCTATCTACATGTTCACGTGGGCGGGTTCTCCTTTCCAGCTCGTTGATTCCGCAGATTCGATTTATTCTTGAATTTAGGGCTCGGAAAGCTGACTCTACTCCAAGACGAACGCGCGGCGCGCGTGCTGTTGCCCGTCTTGCGTGTAAAATATCTATTTCCTCCCTAAAATCGGGCCCGTACTCGTTGTCGTTTTGGCTGTCTAAAGTAAAGAACAAGGGGCATGAGCCAAGATTAATTACTTTAATATCATTTGGTCGTGGGTGATGGCCGTCGTCAAACATGACGGACATATAACCACCTTTAACGACTGTAGATACTTTGGTGTGAGTAACTAAGTGACGAATAAAATATGACAAATTTTTTCGAATTTGTATATTCGATAAATTTTGGGATTTTAGGTGTGGTAAAGCCATTATTTTATCTCTTAGTGAATCAAAATCCGCCTTTTCTCGGACTAAGTCTTTACTTTTGCCCGTCACTCCGTAGGCCCTAGTTGACAGGTCCCTAAGTCGATACTGCTGGCCTCCTTCATAGGGGTCGTACCCGTACATTCCCTTACCGATTGTAGGGAAGTTAGTGGCCAAGATTGGGCTGTCTATATCAATGCCCACCTTACCAGGCCTAATTATGTCTTCAGTAATCCACCCTCGATAGAAATCCTCTAACCACCAAATGAGATTAATTAACCACGTAGCGATGGTATGTTGTACTTGAACAAGTATTTCATCAGAGATTGGATCGGTGCACTTGACCCAAGAAGGCAAGGTAGCTTGGACTTCACGGGGTAACCTTCTCACGTTTTTTCTAATTTTCTTATTAGAGCGAGTTATCATTTATTAAAAGCCGAGAATAAAAACAATTAGGTCAAAGGTTAGGTTAGGTTACTCTTAGGTCAAAGGTTAGGTTAGGTCACTCTTAGGTCAAAGGTTAGGTTACAAAGGTTAGTTACAAAG